TAGCTACCTGGACGTGGGGCCGGTGTTTGTGACCAGTGACCCGAACGACGTGGATATGCACTACGTTGTTGCCGGTTCTCTTATCATCGACCCGAACAATCCGGCCAATTCCCTGCGGGTGGGCAAGGACGGGCGATTCCTCAGCAACAAGTTCTTCAAGTACCTGCTCCAGAGGGCGGCGAAGTGATTGCGTGGTCGATCCACAAGCGTTTTGTGCATCCACCGGCCAAGGAGCCGGTGCTGCTCGGCTACGGCAGATTGCTGGGTGGAGAACCGGTGTTCCTGCCGGCCGAGGATGCGGCGGAGTGGGATAGCGACGATGCGTGGATGGACCTGGATGCTTGGCGTCGATGGGTGGGTGGGACGCTGACGGACCTTGTGACGGAACTACTGACAGAGGCGGAAATTAGCGGCGGGTCTTCGTCGGCGGCCCGGACGGTCGGTGCCACTGCTTCGCGGCTAACTGCCGGATCAAGGAAGTCTGCATTGGCAGATAAAGTCCAAGAGCCGTCCGGGCACTTTTAGAAGGGAAACCTCATGGCGAATGAAGGATCAACGGTCGAGTCATTGCATCCGGCATACAGTGCCATGCTGCCGACGTGGGAGTTGGTGGACGATCTCATGGGGGGCACGGCGGCGATGAAGGCGGCGGGCGAGAAGTGGCTGCCGCGAGAAGATGGCGAGGCGGTCAAGGTGTATGAGGCGAGACTGTCAAGATCGGTGCTCTACAACGGGTACAAGAAGACGGTGCTGGGGTTGTCGCGGCGTCCGTTTGCTCGCAGTGTTGGCATCGTGGGCAACCTGCCGGAGAAGTTGGCGGAGATGCCGAATGCGGTGGACGATCAGGGGCGGAGCCTCAATTCGTTCGCCAGGGAATTCCTCAAGGTCGCCGTCAATCGGGGACTGTGCCACATTCTGGTGGACTATCCGCCGAACACGGCGGGGAGCCTTGGGGAGGAGCGCGAGCTTGGGCTGCGGCCGAGATTTGTGCTGGTCGATCCGATCTCGCTCATCAACTGGCAGACGGAAGAAGTGAACGGCGAGACGCGGCTGACGCAGATTCGGATCAGTGAGTCGGTGTATCGGGCCAGTGGCCAGTGGGACGTCAAGGTGACGCGCCGCATTCGGGTGATTGGGCTTGACGCCTTCCAGGTGTACGAGCAGGGAGAGAAGGGGGAGTGGTACGTGGTGCAAGAGGGCGAGATGACGCTGGGGAAGATCGCCCTGGTGACCCTATATATCAATCCAGTGGGGTTTATGGTCGGGTCCCCGGCGATGGACGATCTGGCGTACATGAATCTGGCGCACTACCAGAGCCAGAGTGACCACCGCAACAACCTGCGATTCGCCCGCTCGGGCGTGGTCTTCGTCAAGGGCCTCACGGCGAAAGAGATGGAAGGGAGGATCGTCTGGGGGGTCAATCATGCCGTCAAGACGACCAACGCCAACGCAGACATGAAGCTGGTCGAGCACAGCGGTAGTGCGGTGACGGCAGGGGAGAACGAGCTGCGCCACCTCGAAGAGCAGATGGAGGCGGTGAGCATGGGGCCTCTGACCGTACGATCGTGGGGCAACGAGACGGCGATGGGCAAGGCGATCGACGAAGGCAAGGGCCAGTGTGACCTGCAATCGTGGGTGCGGGAGGAAGAGGGGGTGCTGGTGGAGGCGTATGCCTTGGCGGCGGAATGGAGCAGGGTGGCGCTGCCGGAGGGGTTCGGGGTGGACATTTATGACGACTTCGGTCTGCTGCCGCGATCGGCGCAGGATCTGGACAATCTCCAGAAGCTCAGGGACCGGGGTGATCTGTCCAGGCGAACGATCCTGGAGGCGTCCAAGTTGCGGGGTCTATTGCCGGAGAATCACGATATCGATGAGGAGTTGGCTCGCATCGAGGAAGAGGGGCCGGACCTGGGCATGATCGGGCGGGAGGATGAAGATCGGCCGCCGGATGGCCAGGACGAAAGAGCAGACCGCGACAAGGCTGCGTAGGAGGCGGAGCGTTGGACTACGAAGACGGCGGGTTGCTCGAAGCGTTGGGGATGAAGTTCGGGTGGTGTTGGTGCCGGTTCTACGGCACGTGGTTGTATCGGCCGCTCTACTGGCCGGCGGGGGTGATAATGGTGGTTTCGCTGCCGGTGGTGGTGTTGAGGCGGCGGGGGTACTGGTCGGGCGTGCGGTCGTGGTCGCGCGGCCGGCATTGGGATCGAAGGTCCAGGTATGGAGAGCGGTAATGGGCGAAGCACGGAGCACGGAAGATCGGGCGGAGGCGGTAAAGGTCGCCGTGCGGGAGCACAACCGCGCGATGGTTGAACTGGGGTTTACGGCGGCGCGGAACGGACACGTCGCCATGGCGCACAATCTGGCGGGAACGATCCTGTTGAGTCGGCTGGACGTGGACCTGCTGCGTGCGAGGGCTGCCTGTGGGTCGGACGTGGCGTGAAAAGAACTGTTCGCAGTGCTGGCTGCACGAGGACCAGACGGGTCTGTGCCGCGCCGCACAGGGGCCAAAGTCGGGTCAGATTACGAAGGACACGGACACCTGTTGGCACCAGATCGACCGGGTGCCGGGCGGCAAGAGCTACGAGCAAGTCGTCGGGTTGCCGGATCGGGGACACATGGTGACACGAGAACAGGCAGGGCACATGGACAAGCCGTTGACATGGCATGAGGCGTGGCTGGTGGTGATTCGCGAGATCGCCCGCGAGTTCGTGGCGCAACTGATCGAGCAGAAGGCCCTGGCCGAGGCCGACGCGGTCAAGCAAATCGCCGCTCTACAGAGGGAACTGGGCGAGGCGAGGGGCCGTCTCGAAGAAGTGGAGGCCCGCCTGGAGGGCAAGGCTCCGAAGATCGACCTGTCGCAGATTCCTACGGCGGGGACGTGCTGGACGTGCCAGTGGTTCAGCGGGAAGATTTGCCATCGGGTCGGTTCGCCGCACCACGGCAGGCGTGTCAGTCCTCTGGACAAGTGCGAGCAGTACACGTTCACGCCCAAGAAGAGGCGGCTGGCGAGCCTGGAGAAGCAGACCTGCCAGAAGCGACCGAGGGCGGTGTGCGACACCTGTGGAGGGGTGTTCGCCGTCAGCGGCAAGGGGCTGCATCCGCACGACGTCAACGGCGTGGCATTTGTGGCGGGCCGAGGGGACAGAAGCCGGCCGTGTCCGGGCAAGCCGAAGGAGGGCAAGGATGCCGGTTGATGTGTCGCAACTGAAGACGGTCAATGAGGAGATCCGCGACCGGATCATTCGACATGCGGTGCTGATGGAGGGATTCAAGACCGGTGAGGTGCGAAAGATCATCTCGTTTTTCAACCGGAGTCTCGAGCCGGACCTGCTGGAAAAACTCACCAAGTACGCGGGCAAGACGCTGACCGAGAACCGGCTGCGGATCATGCGGGAGAGCACCAAAGAGGTGCTGGCGGCGGCGTACTTGCGCATGAGGAAGGAACTGGAGCCGGACCTGATCGACTTGGGCAAGAGCCAGGGCAAGTGGGATGCGGCGGTGATCGAGAAGTCGCTGCCGGTGAAGATTGCCCTGACGACGTTGTCGGTGCCGACGATCAAGGAGATGGTCGTCAACCGGCCGATTGACGGCCGGCTGGTCCGGGAGTGGTTCGAAGAGCTTGGGCAGGCCCAGGCGATCAAGGTCAACCGGCAGATCATGATCGGCGTGGCGGAGGGCGAGGGGATCGACGAGATCGTGCGCCGGATTCGTGGGACGGCCAAGAATCGTTACCGTGATGGGATTCTGGCTCGATCCAGGCGAGAGATCGAATCGGTGGTGCGGACGAGCGTTTCCGGCGTGGTGAACAACGTTCGGCAGGGCACCTACCTGGCCAACGCCGACGTGGTTGCGGCGGTGCAATGGGTAGCGACGTTGGACAGTCACACGTGCGAGGTGTGTGCGGCCTACGATGGACAGGTGTACGACCTGATGGACGGGCCGAGACCTCCACAGCACATCGGTTGTCGCTGTACGACGGTGCCGGTGTGCAAATCGTGGAAGGAGATGGGGTTTGACTTTGCCGAGATGCCGGCCAGCGAGCGGGCAGCGATGAATGGCCGCGTCTCCGACAAGATTACCTACGGGCAATGGCTCAGGGACCAGAGCAGGGCGACTCAGGAGCTTGCTCTCGGCAAACGAAAGGCCCAGCTATTCCGATCCGGGCAGTTGGACATCAGGGACTTCATCGACGATCGAGGTCGGATACTGACGCTGAAGGAACTGGAGTCGCTGATTTGACCGGTGTCCGCTGATCGGCTCCAGGATAGCGCTGTTGACGTGAGAGCTGGTGACATTCGGACCGGTCTCGCCCGATTCGGCGAGGGCCGGGCTACGCCAATGATATATGGTTGGGCTACGGCTGACCTACGCGAGTCTTTCTGTCGCAATCATTAAGCCTCTTGGCACAAGAATCTACAGGACACCCCGCTCGGACCTAAAATCCGTGTGTCGCTGGTTCAAGGTAGGTCAGAGGTGTCGCAGTTCTGATCCGCCAGGCGCTGCGGTTTTGCCTCGCCCTTGGTCTATCGCACATGTGTTGTACGATAGAGTAGAGGGGGCATGCCGAATCGTCTGCGAAAATGAACGGCGAACCGTGAGCTGTCAGAGTACCCAACACTTCCTGCCACGCGTTTTATCGGCATCTTGGTGTTCCGCAGAGTCTCCGCTGCCTTTTGGAGTCGAATATCTCGAAGATAGTCAATAAACGTGGTTCCCTTGTGTACTTTAAAGAGACGCGTCAGGTGTCCCGGGCTGATCTGTGCGACTTTGCGAGCCAGCATACCGAGTTGGATGGGCCCGTCATAATGGAAGGCGATGTAGGCACAAGCCCGATCCAGAGGACCTCCTGACACCATAACTGTTCCGCTGTGCTCGGCCAGTCGATACCAGATCGCATCGAGATGGGCCTTGGCGCAATCCTCGGCGGCGTTGGGGTCTCCGGCCAAGATAGCCTCCGCAATCTCGCGGTGTCCTTCAAACAGCACATTGAGGTCTGGCCAATACTCTCGTATCGTGTCCTTGTGGAATGCAATCTGGTATTTGCGGAGATGTTTATACACGTGTAGTAGGCCATCGATACCGGCCAGTTCGACAAGGGCAAGATGGAACGCCAGATCGGTTGTCAGAAAACGTTCGTAATCGCCGGCCTGTGCGGCCGTCTGCATCGCGTCAAAGACAGTGAGGAACGATTCGGCCGTAACTCCCTGAGCCACTCGTAGGGCAGCATATCTGGCTGCGAGTCCGTCCATCGCAGCTCTCATGTCCATTACGCCTTTAGCTCGAGCAAGGTCGATTCTGTGCATTCCGAGAACCTCCATGATATATGCTAAATCGCGCGCGCATACAGGCCAAACAGAACAATGGACATATCGGCCTTGTGTCCAACAGAACAGGCTCTATAATAGCATACTATAGACGAGCGATCAGTCAATAGCCCACATGACATATATGTATTCAAACATAAGGACAAGGTAACTGCCGGTCTCAGCGGCGCATTTCTGACAGCACGCAAATGCCGCTGATTCAGAGGTAGATGTATCCACCACAAGGCAGACTTATTACTGGAGAGAAGTTATGAATAGAAACGTACTCCGTAGAAAGGATGGATTCACCTTGATCGAGTTGCTGGTTGTCATCTCCATCATCGCGTTGCTGCTTGCCATTTTGATGCCTTCGCTATACAAGGCAAGGGAGCAGGCCAAACGCATCTCGTGCATGAACAACGTCAAACAGATCGCTTTGGGTATCTACCTGTACTGTCTTGATTATGAAGGTCGGTTTCCTAATCACGACGAGATTGGGAGCAGCAACGTGCTGTTTGCCGGTACTCGAGGCAATTATCCGACTCACCCGGCGCATGAGATTGGGGCCGATAGGCGCATCGTCAATCCCTATATGGGGATCAAGGACGCAAAGCCAGACACTGACGTCGATGTCTGTCGCTGTCCATCAGACAATGGCACGCCAGATGT